ACGCGATACAACTTTATTTACAACTTCATTTTCAGTTGCTTGTCGTTCTTTCATTTCAGCTAATTTTTGTTCAGATACCGGACCAGTGTGATCCTCGATTTGAGCACGAATAGCATCTTCAATCGCTGAGATAAATTCATCAGCTGAGAATGAAATTGACGGTTTGATGTTACGGAAACGTGATTTAGTATCTACCGCAAATGATTGATCGCGGAAACTAATCACACGTTCCTCAGCAATAATACGACCTTTATCATGATCCACTTCACGTTTAAGATAAGCTGTCGCTGTCACGTAAACTTTATCTTTAATCGTATTATCGTATTTGTTATTCATGTTAGTTGTTAATTGTTCAAATTCGATTTCAGTTAGTGGATCTTTTTTAGTACGCATTTTTGTATGACCGATGAAGAATAAAGAAAGATTAACTTCTTTTAACTTCCAAATCGTTTCAACTACTAAATCAACAGCTTTGTCCATACCACGTCCAACGTGTAAACCTTATGTTTCCATAAGCACTGACTATATCTTCACCCTAAATAATTAGGGGTTCTGCGCTTCCAGCCGTAACTCAATCTCGGCTGTACTCCCTGTCGGGATAGTCGATACATCTTTTCTATTTATAGAACTTGACACGGTATTGCCATATCTTACGACTTAGGTTTCACCGTTAGCATAGGATTTAACCTACACACCCCTGAGTAATCGGGTTCACAGAATCACAATACGTTATTACTAACGTAAGGGGCTTCGACAGGAAACCCACCAAAACATCCGTTAATTGACTTAGTACGTTTGTCAGGTTGACATTCTTTATTATGTAAACGGACAACTTCTTGCTCCGCTAAACGGAATAATTCATCCGTTGAATCGATACAAATAAATTTTAAATGTGAGTAATCAGTGTCACGATATTCTACAATATCATCGATTACGTCCGTTAAATCTTGCCATGTCTTAACTTCATCGACATAGGCATCATATAAATGTTCTACCCCGTTTTCTTGACCGATTTCGAGGATTAGCATAGCGTCACGACCATATTTACGTCCGATTTCATAAGCGAGTGTAGTTTTCAGATTGTTATTAACCAACGGCTTTTTATCCGTTGCTCTAGGGGTTTCCCCCATTTTCATCGGTATGTTAATTCATACCTAGCTTGGCGTACATTTTCATCCCGTAGGATGGAGGACGCTCTTGGATGGATTATATTTATTCACCATCTACGCTCTACGGTGTCAACTAGCCTTGCGTTATCTAGTTAATTACCTCGGTATTCCCATATCAAACGACTTAGGGTTCACCGATTTCGCCCCCTGATAATCTTAATCGTTACCAACTAAGACGGCAAAACTTCACCGATACCACCCTCTCCACGTAAATAATAGTCATAACTTGCTAAATCAACTTTAACTTCGTTATAACGTCCTACTTTACGACGTGCCATATTCCATCCCCCTTATTTTCACTTTTAAGAGTGAATTTTTTGATATTAATTATTCAACCGTTTTTGAGCAATATTGAAATAATTTTCATCTAGCTCAATACCAATAAATCGACGATTAGTATTTAAACAAGCGATTCCAGTAGAACCTGAACCCATAAAAGGATCAATAACAACATCATTCTCATTGGTAAGTCGGATAATTAACCATTCCATTACCGATATTGGTTTTTGAGTTGGGTGAGCACCCATTTGTTTTTCTGATTTAGGTGTAATAGGATATTTTAACAACGGTCTTTCATATGTATCACTAATTCGATTAAAAGTCCATTTATCCCCTTTTTTTACTGCCCATATCGCAACTTCATAATCTACAATGAATCGTCTATCACGATTTCTAGGCATAGGGTTTGTTTTCTCCCAGCGAATTAAATCCTTAATTTCACAGTTGTTTTTTTCTAATTCTTCAACAATATAAGATAAGTTTTTCCAGTCATTAAAAATAACGATGTTACCACCTTTTTTAATAACTCTAACACAATCCTTTATCCAACACGTTAAATCGAAATCCTTATCCCATTCCCCAAAATCAATTCCAGCTCTCCCCATAGTTTTAAAATTATTTTCACGACTAATGTTGTACGGTGGATCAGTGATTAAATGATTTACTGATTCGGATGGTAAATCTTTAATTACACTGGTTGCTTCACCATGAAATAATTTATATGAATCACTCATATTGACACCTAGAACGGCATTTCATCATCATTGATCTCTACGTTAGAGAATAAGTCAGCTAACGGATCAGCTACTTTAACAATGAAATCATCTTCTGTTAAGTCATCACGTTCTACGACACCAGTTGAATATCGCGATAACAATGGACGAATTAAACGAACTTCATTACGATATTCTGAACGCATACCACGATCTTTTTGAATTTGTTCTAATGTCGTGATACCAGCATCAACCATATCACGTTCGAAATCTGATAAATCTTCTAATGTTAACTTTTGCTCAGTTGATCCATTTAAGAATTTAACTACGAATCCAAACTCATGGTATCCTTTTTTCACCTTTAAAAGTGAAGAAATAAGTTTAAGTTGACGACGTGCTGTATCAATATCATCAGCATCAGTTAATTCATTAATATGTGAGTAATCTAAGACAAAAGTTTCTTTCATAAACACTTTCTTTTTAGCGTCTTTATCGTAGTCTAACACATAACCGTCAACATATACTTGTGATTTCTCTTTACCTGATTCCATATCTAATGACTCAGAATCGAATACGAATGAGATTTCACCATCAAATGATAAATTATCACCTTTTGCGTATGAGATAAATTGAGGTTTGAATCGACGTTGAACTTGTCCATTGTATTTTTGGAATACGATTTGACCGCGAACGTATAATTTTTGACCTTGAACTTTACCATTTAATACAGCGTCATGAAGTGCAACTAAGAAATCATACTCAGTAATGAACTCTTGACGCTCACCTAAATCTAAAACGTATTTACAGTAAGATACGACTTGATCTACAATCGATGGATTGAAACGATCTTCCCACTTAACTGTAACTTCTTTAGATGATTTTTCACCATCTTTAACATAAGTTTTAAATGTTGTAAAAGGCATCCCGAATAAATCTAAGAACTGTACTGAACTACCGTCAGTGACAGGGAAATTTAATCGTTTCCACCCTTTATTATTGTCTGATGACATTAATTTAGCCATTTCACGCGGTTCTTTAAACTCACACGTAAATGTAAATGATTTAATTTGAGCCATGTTAACTCTCCTTTCTATTACTGTTTATTTGTAGAACCATATCCACCACGATCAGCGTTACCTAATGTTTCAACTTCTTCAATCATGAAGTCATCCATGCGTTGCTGAATACGGAATTGAGCTAATCGATCATATTTAGATACTTTTCCATCGCGCATCGCTAAAAATTGCCCCATCCAAACATCGTTATCCCCACAATAACTACGATCAATTAATCCAAAATGATTCGTTAAGAATAAACCGTAGTTTTGGAATAGGCTTGAACGTGGAATAATATAGGCTTCTGTCCCCTCCGGTAACTCAGCACTAATTCCAAACGATACCTTTAATAAATCATCACGTTTGTATGTAACTTCATCAAATCCAACGTAAGTTTTTACTTCACCGCTAGGCTTGATTACTGTTACTTTAACAGCGCGTAAATCCATCCAGTTACTTTTATCTGTTCCACCAATATACTCTAATTTAGGCATATCAGGATCATGATATTTCACTTTCATGATTATTCCCCCTTTTCTGTCATTACTACCCAAAATTTTACAATAAGTATTATATCACCAATAATCATTTATTTTGAATATTGAATACTTAAAAACTAAAAATTTCAGTTATAACGTCTTAAATTTTAGCATAATAAAAAAATCACCCGAACAGTTGTCGAATGATTTTTAATTAATAATTGACAGGCAATTTCACTGACCGTTATTTCTATTTTTTTGGAACACTAACCGATAACTGATTCTTAAAAAAACCGCTTAAATGTTGTCGAATATCGTTGATATTATCGTAATTTTCATGAACATTGACGATTCGATTACTAACTCTATTATCAGGTACTTTACTAGGTGGAATTGTTCTGTCAGTTACCGCAATAATTGATGGATACCGCATGAAATAGGGATAATATTCAGACGGGTTTTCGACATACTTATTGTAAAAATTGTCGTATTTTGTTGTGTCGAAATACTTTGAATATTCACACTCGACTAGCAATACAAACTTCTTCCCACAGTACATGACTTCCATTCGAATATCAGCCACAATTTCATGAAAACTAAATTCAAAATCATAATTTAAAATATCAATGCCCTCTAATTGTTTGATCTTAGAAAATGTTTCAGTAATCATGAGTCGGTGAGCTAAATGACTTGATTTAATATTACGTCTACTTCCCGACCAGTAAGCAAATTCCTGAGATACAAACGCACGTTTCCGCATCAAATAATCATTTTCATATAATTTTTGCAACCGACTTTGACCGGCTCTTAAACTTCCATTGAAAAATAGATCACATAATACGCTAGTTGTAGCATACGACTTTGAAAGAAATTCTTTAATCTCCATATCTCGTTTAGTTTCTCTCATTAATAATCAGCCCCGTATCCGTCATCCATTTTCGGTATGTTACGAATAGCATGATTATTGACGGGCATCGCATCAGCTTTTGTTTTTACTTCATATTCACTATCGAATAGTTTAGGAACTAAGTGTTTAGATAATATATTACCTTGATTTCGTTTATCTAAATAAAAGCCTTGAAATTCCACACGATCACGACCGTATTTTAGAATACCATGACCGTTCCCACGTAAATATTTACCCTCATTAGTTCCTAATATAATTTCTGAGTTTGCATCATCTTCAACGGCTAGACAAATACGATTATTGAAGTTAGTTTTAATTAACGGTGTAATAACATCTTTATCGGGGCGCTGAGTAGATAATAATACGTGAACGCCTGATGAACGTCCTAATTGTCCTAACTTCGCCATTAATCGATTAACTTCCGCTTTAGGTGTTTTAGCTAACCCTTGAACAGTAGCTACTTCATCAATAACTAAAAATACATATGGCAACTTAGCGTCAGGGAATTTTTTGTTATACTCTAATAAATTTCTAACTCGACATTCTGAAAATAATTTGTTACGTCTAGCCCGTTCAGCGTCAATTTCTAACAATAAATCTTCTAATAAATTAATATCGGTAATGACTTTTTTAACATGAGCTACATCTTCATAATCTTGCAACTCAATCCCCTCTTTAAAATCAGCTAAATAAAAATTTAATCGTTCAGGGGGATAGTTCTCAATTAAATTACACAACATCGAATGTAATAATGTTGATTTTCCTGAACCCGTACATCCAGCTAAAATAATGTGAGGATTCTGTTTCGATAAGTTAATCCATGCCATCCCTAACTTAGAAAAACCAACCAATACTTGCAATCCATCATCAACGTTAGAGATTTTATATTCTCCAAGTTGGTATTCATAAGTTGTTTTTAAATGATTTTTGAAAATTTTATAAAAATAAACACCATTATACGCATGAAATTCAACTTCATTTCTAAAATATGAGCTGAACGTTTGTGTTAACTTCTCTAATACATCGCGTGTGACACGTAAAGGTGGATCAACATAAATCAAATCAAAATAAGGATTACTTGTGTCTACTTTCTTAATCTTGATATATTCACCCTCACCATTAGGCGCTGTTACACGTCTAAATAATTCATCTGAATATGGACCGTATTGTTTGTCGTGAATCACTCTCATAAAGTACGGCTTTTCATTGATCTGAAATCTAATGTCATCACATTCAAGCGATGTAGTGAGTAATCCTTTTAATTTCATAATATCGCGTTTGTCCATTGCATCAGGTAAGTCAAAATAATAATATTCATTTTTATAAGATTTTAATAGCTTAGGATACTCACCTTTAGAATTACAGAATTTCACATTTTCAAATAATTTTTGAATCTTTTCACGGTTAGGATCAAGTGATTTCCTAATCGTATCTTTTAATTCAATGCAACCTAAAGCTGTCGCTCCGAGTGCTAATGCTGTTCCAAGTACGGGTGAAGCTGATGCTACGAATGGGGCGACACAGATACCTATAAATGATGGAGCTAACTCACATTCAAAAAACTTATCCATAAGCGCACTTGATTGTTTAGCTTTTTCACTCATAAATAATACCCCCTAAATTTGTTTAAATTGGTAAAATTTTCCCTGTCCGTCGCTAGAGGTTGAAATCAGCCCGCCGTTGGAACGGGTGAGGTCAACCGATACCTCAAAAAATAAAAGTGTTCGTTGCCGATGACACCAACGGATAACGGACTCTGACGTACACGTTCTGTATCTAATAGCAACGAACACTCTGACGTACAATATAATGTATTCGTTCGGAACACTAAATATACCTACTAATTAAAATAAATCGTCCGATTCAGAACGCATACGTTCCAACATCGAAATGATCTTATCTAACTTTGAAGCACCATTCATGTCGTCTTGAATCAACTGACAAATATAACGACTTTTATTGTATTGCTGATCTAAGTGAGGAATAATATCAGCAAATTCAGGCGAGATATTAAATGACGTACTGGTACCTTTAACATCATCCATTTCCTTTTTACGTCTACCCATCAAAACCCTCCTATTCGTCAGGCATCATATCAAACGTATTAGCTCTAAACGATTCATCACTAACATTTGAATTTCGTTTCTCTTTTTTTGGTTTAACTGGTTTATCATTAACGGGCGTTACGGCTTTAGGATCACTAACCACGACATTTCCATTACAAAAAGAATTATGCTCTAATATGATCCATTCAATAGCCGTATTACGATTAGATAATTTCTTTGAATCCATATAGGATTGAATTAAATCCCACGCGTGTTCTTCTAAACTAATTGTTGTTGCTTTTTTACCCATAAAAATTCCCCTTTTTAATTGAAGTGTTTAGTCCCCGCAATATACAATCCGCGAGCGACAGCCATTTGAGGATCAGATACTAATTCATAATTAAAATCAGGGAAGTCTTTTAAATTTAATAAAGTTCCACCCGCGCAAAAAATTGTTACATCGGTTAAATTCACCCATGTACGTTCTAAGGCGATATTGAATGAATTTAAAAGCACCTTATTCCCTTTCAACTTCCAATCATCATAGTTAGCTGATGAATCAATCTCAGCTAAATCTTTAGTTAATTTTTCATTTTCTTGTAAACGGTCTTGAACATACTTCAACATAGTAAGATTCCCTAATTCAATCGTCTTAGATTTTTTATCATTAAACTTAAATCCCTCATTGTAGTAGGCTAACTCTAATGTTTTGAATCCCATAACAGCCATCGCTACTTTTGAATTGATTAAGTTAGCGTCTAATTCATATTGTTCAAGAATGGCTGAATCAGCTTCACGACAGATCATAATATCGTTGATTGTGACTTTTTTGAATGTACTTTTAATTTTGTTTTTAATTTTAAATGTTTTACCCTTATACGCATTGATGACTTCGTTTAAAATTTTCTTCGTGTAAAGTTTTTTTGGAACACCTAACATAATTTTCACTTGATCCGAAACAGCAATTTCATTTAAACAAGCACATACTAATGTTTTTGCAATATCACTGACTTTATCGTCTGATGTGTTATGAATAGGTAAATCTGCTTCAATTTCAGCTAAATGTCCTACAAAATAATCCATGCCATCATCGTCTACCTCGATATAGATTGGATCATCATACTTATCAAAATCAAGTTTACGTCCTAATCCGATAATTGATTTGAACATACACGAATATGTTTCACCATCAAATTCTGATTGAGCTTTAACACATCCACGCCCAATATCCATTCCGATGATTTGTTCTTCTACTTCTTTCAATTTCAGTAAATCATTACTCTTTACCATACTTAACCTCTCCTTTACGCTCAAATTAGAAAACAATTAGTTTACGATTAGTTTTCTAATTAACTATTAAATTATATGAAATGTAAGTTAGAAATGCAACGGATTTTTAATAGTTTTCTAATTTTTTATCATTTTCGTTCAGCGATCAAATTAGGATTCTAACAGTTTTCTAACAATTTTAATTAATAATTCTCATTAATAATCCCACAATAACTAATAATATTGTATGATTATTAATAAAAATTATTCATTTCTAATAAAAATTATGAATTAAAAATAAAAAAAGGGGTACTTCTAATAGAAGTACCCTATAATTTCTCAATGTATTTAGTGTTCATACTGATCCAACCAGCACCCGATTTTAACTTACCTAAACCATTTTTTTCTTCCACGATCGTAAAAACTTCATTTTTCTTAACAACACCTACGATTTTTGAATCAAAACTCGCGCTTTTACGGATATTTAACTCGTCGCAAGTAATCTTAACTAAAAATGAATCTTTTTTTGATGGCGTAACAGATTGTGACACTTTTTTCTTCGTTAATTTGAGATAATCAATGACAACTTCGGCAACAGCCTGAGCATAGGCTTTCTGACCTTTCGCACTTGTAATGATTGGATAATCATTAACGCTATCCATAAACCCACCCTCTACTAAAATAGCCGTTGCACGGCACGTTAAAACTGTAAATTTCGCGTGTTTCACACCGCGATTTCGTACACCACACGCTGACGCTAATTTAGGAGCTAATAATCCAGCTACTTTTTTATCCTCAGCTGTACCGTTCGTATGGTAATAAACTTCTGTTCCTGAATGATCTCCCCACACGCTGTTATGAGCGTTATGGTGAATTGAGATAAATAGATCAGGGTTATATTGATTACAACGTTTAACACGTTCAGACAATGAAATATCGGTTTTTCCACTCGTATCATCTGTACGATGGATTGTTACATCGTAGTCCTTTAAAATATCAGCGATATAATTACAAACAGCATTGTTTAAATTCCATTCATAAATAACACCATTTGCGCCATTTAATGTTCTCTTACCAGCTGTTGAACCATTTCCACCATGTCCGGCATCTAAAACTAATACTTTAGTCATATAAATCCCCCTTTTTTTTGATTATAAAAAGAAAAGTCACCCATTAGAGTGACTTTAATTATTAATTTTCTGTAACTAATTCTTTAGCATCCATTAAAGCGATCAATGTTTCATATTCGTCTTTAGTTAAATCACCTTTTTCATAGTAACGTTTTAATTGACGTTCTAATGTTTCACGATTATATGCTCCACCTAAGATCATAATTTTAGCTTGTTCAAAACGTGATAATGCCATAGTATTACCTCCTAGTTTTAAATTCATGGTTTTTGCTACGCTCATAGTAGGTGACATATTATCCTCTATGAACCATTCTAATTCACTGACACGATAATCAATTTCCCATGTGGTTGCTACAATATCGAGTGAATTTGATTCTAAACTAATAACCCTCTCCTCTAAAGTTGGAGTTGGCTTTGGTTCAGGTATATTTAGAATCTCATAAATAATCGTAATGCTATCATCTGTTTCTTCGTAACCAACAACAGATAAGCTTTGCAAATCTTTGTCATACTTTGGTTTTTCGTCTACAACAACCTTAAATCCCTGTTGCGTCATAGCTTCAATATCTTTATTGAAGTTGGTAATCAGTTCTCCATTATTGCAAAAGTAATAATCTTTTGCATAAATCAACTTTTCACCAACTAATATAGCGTACTTCATTTTATTCCTCCTTTCTAATATTAATTATCAGTAGCTATTTCACCATCGAAGTCTGGTGCAATAGTGTCACTTGACGTTGTGATATAAGTCGTTCCATCAAAAGATGTAATGTTGTCAAGATTATTCCCATTCTCGTCCACTATTAAAAAATTAACATTTTTAAATATTTCAGAAGTTAAAACCGTCCCATCATTTCCGATGCGTTGAATTACTTGACTATTTAATAGGCTTAATTCATCATATACATCTTCGTTCGAACGAAGGATGACTTCTTCATTACATGATAAAATAGTCCTTTTAATATCATTTGGTTCGCTATCTTTTTTTAATCTAATAACATTAGTTTTTGTTGAATCAACAGATATTGTTATTTTATATCCATTGCTAGGAATAGTTATTGCTGTATCAGACTTATTGTCGGCTGTAAACCCGTAAGATACAATATTGTTACTTTTATCAACAATATTGTAAGTCATTCTACCGCCATTGGTAGATGTAACGAAATAGCTCATATTTGCAATACCACTATAAATATAAGTACATGATGGTTCTACTATTCTTGTGAATATCCCTATGTTTTGCGGAGTATCTGTTATCTCTCCTGTGTAGCCGTTTATATATTTATTTTTTACTATATTTGATTCAGTTATTGTTATTTCTGTTGTATTCGAAATTTTTAATACAGGATTGGTAACACTTGTTGAGCTCTGAGTTGATGATGCTCCGTCTGTGATAAAAATATCGCTATATGTTACGCCAGCATTATAACTACCGCCATATAACAATAATCCGGCATTAGGGTAATTAGATGTTGGTGTATATGTGAAATTCATTTCTGTACCAGTTATTCTAGGGTGTAAAAGATCAGAACCAGACCGAGTGTAATCAGATATTATAGCAACACCACCGAAAACATTGGTTTTACAACTGATTGTATATGTTTTATTTGCCTCCAATGAAATCTTGAATGCGACAAACGCCCCCCCAATTACAGTAACGGTATCTCCACTTATTTCGTGCGTTGTCTTGTTAAAATCTGTTACTTCTCCATTTATGTTAAAAATATTAGATGACCCTGCACTCGTTTCTGTTTTTCCTTTTAAAATTGCATTTCTCATAGATGATTTTATTGTGTTGTCTGCTTTAACAATAGTTCCAGAATATCTAACATAACCGTATGATGGTATTGTACTATTTCTATTAAATAATAATTTTCTACTCATTCAAATTTCACCTCTTATCCATAGCAAATAACACCTGCTAACCACTTATCAACAACATATGTGAAAATTATTTCATAAGTGTGACCAGACGTGATAGATGGTATTGATTGCCAACTCACAGATGGGAAAGTTATTGTTAAATCAGTGTCGGCTTTAAAGAATAAATGAATTTCAGTGAAAGAACTTACGGACGGCAAGTTAATTGAGTCTCCATTTGATAACACAGCATATTGATATTTGTCAACCGTTAATGTTAATGTCTTATTTGTTGTAGAGTTTCCTGTTAACTTCGGGGTAATTTTGTCATTTACATATGTTTCAGTTGCTAATCCTTCAATACTTGGAATTGTTGGCTTATTAATTAAATCATTATAATTACCGCTTGTTGCAACGGCTGATAAATCTGAAATATTTGCTTTCCCACTAATATCTTGATGTTCTGTTAAATATCCTTTTTCATTTAATTTAGCTTCAGTAATGTATTCAGCAGGAATAGATGTTAAAAATTCACTGTCATTTATTAAATCACTTGTTTTTGTTGGAATAGTTGGATAATCTGGCAATGTAATAGTACCGTCAACATGACTATATACTGTTCCATTTAACGAAATAGATGTTGTTAAACCGTCTTGTCCATCTTTGCCGTCAGCACCTTTTTCGCCTTGCTCACCTTTATCTCCTTTAGGACCAATCGGTCCTTGAATACCCTGTGATCCAGTTAATCCAATAGGACCTTGTGGTCCAACCTCACCTCGATCACCTTTTAAACCTTGTGGACCTTGTTCTCCACGATCACCTTTATCGCCCTTATCTCCTTTTTCACCTTGCGGTCCAATTTCGCCACGTTCTCCTTGTGGACCTCGTTCCCCTGTGTCACCTTTAGGACCAATCGGTCCTTGTTCTCCACGATCACCTTTATCTCCTTTTAAACCTTGTGGACCTACATCACCTTTATCTCCTTTTGCACCTTTAATATTTATCGTTGTAGGATTTTCTAATTCTTTATCATTTGTCCATGATAAATTTCCATCTGTATCAACATTAGGAGTAAATGTTGCACCATTTTCTCCATCTTTACCATTAGTTACATTTGGTTTATTTAATAAATCATTGTAATCACCAGTAGTAGCAACAGAAGATAAATCAGATATATTTGCTTTTCCTACTATGTCAGATGATACTAAATAACCTTTTGCACTTAACTCAGTTTCAGTTATATATTCATTTGGTACAGATGTTAAGAATCCACTATCATTTACTAATTCAGATGTATTAGTTGGCACACTAGGTATTTCAGTTTTTAATGCGTATCCAGTTAAATCTGGAATATCACTTATATTAGCTTTTGTAGATAATTGAGCGTCAACATATTCTTTATTTACATCAACAGTAGGAATAACAGGTTTTTTTAGTAAATCGTTATAGTCGCCACTTGTTGCAACTATTGATAATCCAGTAATATCACTTGAAATATGAGTATGTACTAAGTTTGCTTTTGTATTTAATTCATCTTTGGTAGCTAAATTAGATGTGTCAATAGTAATATTAGATACTGCATTATCTACGTATTCAGTAGAAGCTAAACCTTCAACAGACGGAATTGTTGGTTTATTTGTTAAATCATTATAACTATGAATGTGTTCCACGTTTGATTTTTTTGCTAGTCCAACGGTTAATTCATCTTTAGTAGCGTATCCACTTAAATCTACTTCACCACCACTCAATGATGCTTCAGCAATTTTATTAGTTACATATGTTTCTGTTGCGTATCCTTCAAGAGATGGAATATCGGATGTGTTTGCTTTTGTAGACAATGCATCAGCTAATTCTGTTTCAGTAATGTATTCTGTTGGAATAGTTGTTAAGTATTGACTATGAATATGGTTAACATCTGCTTTGGTTTGTACTTCTGCTTTTGTTGCTAGGTTGCTAATATCTTGATGTTCTGTTAAATATCCTTTAGATTCTAATTCTGTATCTGTTACATATTCTTCAGGAATTACAGTTAAATATCCACTATCATTAGTAAGTTCTGATACTTTAGTTGGAATATCTGTAATATTTGCTTTTGTAGCTAATTGTGTATCAACATAATTTTTATCAACATCAATATCAGGAATTACCAAATCAGTAATATCTGTCATTACATGAGTATGAGTATTATCTGCTTTTGTATTTAGTTCATCTTTTGTTGCATAACCAGTTAAATCAACTTCTCCACCTAATGACGCTTCTGCGATTTTATTAGTAACAAAAGTTTCCGTTGCATAGCCATCTAAACTAGGAATATCTGACATATTCGCTTTAGTTAATAATTGTGTATCAACATATTCTTTAGTAACGTCAACTGTCGGAATTGTCGGTTTGTTAATTAAGTCTTGATAATTACCGCTTGTCGCCACACTCGATAAATCTGAAACGTTGACTTTACTGTTTAATTCTTCTCTTGTTGCATAACCCGATAGGTCTACTTCACCTCCTGAAAGAGATGCTTCGGCGATTTTTTGTACAACGAATGACTCAGTAGCTAAGTTAGTAGGTTTATTAGTAATTCCTTCCCAAGTAGTTGTGCCTGGATCGCCCTTCTCTCCTTTAGGACCAATCGGTCCTTGAATACCTTGCGGACCAGTATCGCCCTTCTCACCTTTAATTTCAAGGAAACGCGATTCAAACTCATTCATTTTCTCAACGAATAATTCACTACGCTCAGTTTGAGAATTATTGAATGTATTTGTAAATTCACGTACTAATTCTTCATCTAAGTTTTCAACGCGATTTAAGGCTTTAACTAACGTGTTTAATTCATTAGTGCTTTCTGAATTTTCTAACGTTAATGATTTATTAATGAATAATGTAAAAATATTAGAACTCAATAATCTATCTTGTTCCATTAATTTGATTTGACACTCAACTTTACCTTTTAAAGCCCCCATTTGCTCAGTAATTTCAAATTCAATTAATCCATTCTCAGCATCGAGAATCACGCAATCATTGAATACTTCTTTGCCGTCAGATTTAATTGCCATAACATAAACACGGATACCATCTAAAGTCATTGGTATACCGTTGTTACATAATTTTAATTTTACCCAACGCGTACCTGAATCAAGTTGAATACTAGGTACTGTAATATCTTTATTATTACTGAAATCAATTTGAACATAATTTACAACTTTCATATATCACTCCCCCTATATTCGTTTCAGTCGTTTCTCCATCATCATGATAAACCATATCAGCTACCGATGGTGTTAGAATCAAATTTCCCTTTTTCATCACGTAGTCGTTTACGTTTATATGTTTCTTGAATCATTCCATCCCCCATTTTTAATTTAAGAAAGGACGCTTTAACGCGTCCTATAAACAATTAAACTATTACACAATTGTTCCTAAAATATTAAGACATATCCTTCACTTGCACCATCGTTAATACCAACTACATTTTCCTCACTAACGACAAACTTACCATTCACAAATGAAACCTTGTCCCCGATTGAAGTTGTTACACCTAATATGCTTTGTTCGATATAACCTCTATGGAAGATAACCCCCGATGAACCTTTTGCAATATCTTCCAATGCGATATAGTCAAATCTGTTCCCAGTTGCAATAGTTGGATAGGCTTTTCCTTTTGCACTTAACTCATAGGCTTTATGTTTTTGAATTTTTGATACTTCATTTCGACAACAAACGTAGCTTTTTTCACCTGTAAAAATAGGTAGGTGGAGAGAGGTGTCATTGTCTTTTGAATGCACAACTAGATGAACCGCTTTGGTATTATTTGCCCCAACTACTTTATATGAACATCCAACACCACTACTTTCTGTTTCCTCATTTAATACAATACGGTCACTAAAATCCGAGTTATTTATATAAACCATGTGTTGATTTCCAGTTCCAACCGTACCAAAACGTAAAGAGTCTTGTCCTTTACTGATAAATTTACATCCGTCTATCTCGATAGTAGTCGCGTCGGTATTTGATACACGGTCATGGAAGGACACTGCATTTCCCCACCCTTGTGCGATAAACGTCGAGTTTTTGAAAATAATCTCATTACCAGTGTCAAACCCGCAGGCGTATGGATTTGCTTGTGACCAAAATCCACTATCGTTACCGCGATGTGTTACCTCACATCTTAAAATTTCGCGCTTGTGGTAGTCGTAGTCCTCAACTCCTCCCGTTTCATCGTGGATAGCATATCGCATATTTCTACAAATCATTTTTAAGTTTTCGATTTTATTTGTACCATACATATTAATCATTGAACTTTGTGTTACTGCTACTGCGGTTGTTTTAGATGCGTCGACTTCACACAGCATAACAACCTCACCAATACCAATTAAGTTAATGTATGGTTTTAAATGAATACCACAATCTTTCCAGTTGGTACTGTTGGTAATTGCTTTAAAGAAAGCCTCCCCGCCGAGTTCCTCAAAGATATTATATGTTCCACTATATATTTTCACATCGTATACATTTGATGCACTTGCGTCATTAATGCTATTGATTGCATCGACAACTGAAGTAAAGTCCCCCGTCCCGTCTTTTTTTACTGTTACGACACGATTAGATCCCTTTGTTGGTAAATCTAAGTCCAACCAATCTAACTTGATTTTCTTTTGTTTAACTGTAAATTCTTTTGGTGAAGTCGTTTGATACCATTGAATGAACCCCACATAATAGGCATTATCGGGGATTGGTAATTTTACGTTTGTTCTTTCGCTAAACTCATTACCATAAAGAACTTTAACCGCTTTTCCATCATAACCATAAAAAATAGCAATCGGCACACCCTGATTAATAACATGACTCAAATAAAGGTCTGAGTAAATCAACCCTAATTCATCTCTAATTTGTAGAGGTGAATATGAGTACCCATTGTTATTGACTGGCATATTTGTCACATCTTGTTCCATACCAACTGAGTGATTTGTATCATACGTTTTCTTCTCAAATAGCGTTAAATCATTTAACACATTTAGTTTCCCGTCTATGTTTCTTGGTGTGAATTTTCTTTCACTAACACTCTTTAACGGTTTTCTAACGGCTTCTCCAGCACTTGTGAAATTTCTTTGATTTCCTAATCTAATATCAATCAACTCTGCATCCGCAGTTGTCGTACCATCGGGTGTTGGTAAATCTAAGTCCAACCAATCTAACTTGATTTTCTTTTGTTTAACTGTAAATTCTTTTGGTGAAGTCGTTTGATACCATTGAATGAACCCCACATAATAGGCATTATCGGGGATTGGTAATTTTACGTTTGTTCTTTCGCTAAACTCATTACCATAAAGAACTTTAACCGCTTTTCCATCATAACCATAAAAAATAGCAATCGGCACACCCTGATTAATAACATGACTCAAATAAAGGTCTGAGTAAATCAACCCTAATTCATCTCTAATTTGTAGAGGTGAATATGAGTACCCATTGTTATTGACTGGCATATTTGTCACATCTTGTTCCATACCAACTGAGTGATTTGTATCATACGTTTTCTTCTCAAATAGCGTTAAATCATTTAACACATTTAGTTTCCCGTCTATGTTTCTTGGTGTGAATTTTCTTTCACTAACACTCTTTAACGGTTTTCTAACGGCTTCTCCAGCACTTGTGAAATTTCTTTGATTTCCTAATCTAATATCAATCAACTCTGCATCCGCAGTTGTCGCACCATCGGGTAAAGCAATAATATTGTCAATACGATTGATTAAATCTTGTTTATCTCGTGACAATTGTGCATTAGTTTGAGCAAATCGATTATCAATATCTTGCACTTCGCCTAAAGCATTAACTAATGTTTTCAGTTCGTTTGAACTAACGATTTCTTTTGTAGAAACTGACTTAACAACATTAATACTAAATGGCATGGAAGTTAATAATGTTTTACCCTTAAATAATTTTAATTGACAATCAACAACACCCTCGACAGCATTAAATTGTTCTGTAATTTCAAATTGAACTACCCCGTTAACCCCGTCTAAAATCGTACAATCATTCATAATTTCTGTACCATCTACTTTATTCGCAACTACCGTCACACGATAACCGTCAATTTCAAACGGACTTTTATTTCGTTGTAGTTTAATTTTAACAAAGCGACTTCCTGAATCATATTGAACACTAGGTACTTTTAAATCATTTTCTTTATTAAAATCCAACTGGATACAATTTGTAATCATTTTTTTCACCTCACTTTAAAGAAAAAAGGCGCGTAAGCTACGCACCTTAACTCTTTTATTTCTCCGTACTTATTTTATTTTAGGAATATCATTCTACGTTTTTCGCTTGTTTAACTAACTGATTACCAAATACAGCTAACCCAACAGCAATAACACCGTTCGCAACAGCTTCCACACTAAAACCAACCGTCATAATTGAACCCGCAATAGATAACAAACATAACACGTAAGGAATGATCCAATCCTTAACGTTAGGGGTACTCTTTAACCAATATCCAATACACCACAATGCTGGCACAATAAATACTAATTCATCCATTACAGTTAAATCCATAAACAATCACTCCTTTTTAAATAAATCTCAATAATTGATTTAAAAAATAAATTAGAATACCGCCTACGCCACCCCACATTATTTTTTCCATCAATTTAATTGTCACATCAAATCGAACAACCAATTTATCCATTTGCTGAATTAATTCTCTTAAATCAGTCACATTATTTTGCAATTCATCAATCTTATCTCCCTGTTGGCTAATTAATAAACCATGTTCAATTAATTTTTGACGTATATCTTCCTGTGTTAATGGTTCGTTCATTTTATCAACCCCTTTCTATAAATTAGTATCTCACTCCTTGATCGTACATCGGTACAGGATTTACTACTACATCCCCTAAACTTTCAATCACTTGTGTAAATACCTCTAACGCCATTGTCTTAACTTCTTCACGAACATCGTTTAATTCATTTAGCGCTGATGCTTTAGCTACGACAGATTCAGCTAATCCCATTGTTACCGCAATAGCTGATAAATCAGCATTAAACTCACGATAAGAAGTTAAGATTTCATCCTTATGTTTTTCATACAGTTCTACACGATTAATAATCATGTTAACTGAGATTCCACTCACTCGACTTAAATTTGCATTAAACGTACAAACTTCAACTGAGTTTCCATATAAATCATCTAAAGTGTACGATTTACTTAAATTAACATTATCAAACATAAATTTCCCCCTATTTCGTATATGTAATTTCTAATTTAGCATTAGTTTCAAAACGAATATAACGTGACGCATCACTACTGTCCCACTTAACGTAGAACGATGTAATAACTCCATTCGCGATTTTTTGAATAACATCAGTGCTCAACGAAATCCATTTCCCCTCACCTAATGAGAATGTTTCCGTTGTATTAATGGTTGTTCCATCTGAACCATATAAGGCGATTTTTGAACCTGATGAATTACCATGTCTTGAACTTAAACGTTGAATATAAATACGTCCACTATAATTCGTACCGCCTGAAATAATACTACGAACATTGGAATGATTGAAGTTTAAAAAACCTTGCCATCTCCCTGTGTTCCACGCGTTACAATAACCTTGCACTAATGATCCAGTATTCGTATAGTTCCATGTTAAGTTTTCAACTGAATAATAATTATTAAAATTCCATCGTTGGGTTTTCGATGTACCATTATATGTCGGCGTTGAACCACCACTACCAGTTTTATTATAAGTACCACCATCAAACAATCGTCCAGTACCACCGTCAGATCGTTGAACTAAGGTATTAGAATAGTTACAAACTGTCGTAGATGTACCAGCTTCCGGTAAAATAGTGATTGATCCTAACCCCATTGTTACATAATTATAAATACCAGCCCCACGATTATTCGTTGCTGAAACTATGGATTGATAGTTGTAAATTGCACATTCTGTTGTATTTCTTATCTCACAATTAGCGATATGAACTTTCGCGCAACGTTCGATATAAACACCTCTATCGCGTGAACCTTTACCATCAATACAAATCCCACTAACCTCAGCATGGCGACATTCGTAAATCGAAATTCCATCAATAACTGTTGCACTACGATCAGTCGTATCGCGTTCTAATAAAACACCATTACAACCCGAAATTGTTATTCCACCATTAACAATAGATGAATCACCAAACTTAATAATAATTAAACCATTACCCACCTTATTTAAAACCTTAAAATTCGGAATATTACTTCCAGCTTTAATCCATATTCTAACATCATGTTCTAACATATCAGGTAATTGATCTAACGCTTTTTGAACGGTCTTAAACGCTGTTTGCCACGATAACCCCGTATATAAATCACTACCTGATTTTGAATCGACATAATAGTTATTACTATATGGATGTTTGCGTGCTAAATTAGAACAAACAACATCATCTGCCGTTACTGTTGGGATATATGAATTTTCACGGAATACGGCTAACGTTTTATTTCCCGCCTGAATTTCCATACCAGCATGATCGATTCGCGTTACAGTTTTTGAATTACTTGTTGAAATTGAAATTCCATCCCTATCAATTTTTGTAATTCCATCGTAAATCTCTGATGGATGTGGTGTCCATTGGCTTTCGTTAATCGCTTTACTAAGCGATAAATATTTAACATAAACTTTACCAGTTCCGTTACTCGCATAAATAAATGGTTTGAAATAAATCGGTTCGTTTGATGAAATGGTTTTAATGTGAACATAAACTTTAGTCCATTCGCCAGCAATACATTCCTGACGATAATCTAATATTTCACACATTGTATTTCCATTTGTTTTCTCAGTATTACACCAAAAATGAAGTGGAGTAATCGAACTTCCCGAAAAACCATTAATTGAAGCGATCCATCCCTCATAAACGTAATGCGTATTGGCGGTTAATAGAATCCAGTCAGAATATTTAATACCACTTGGAAATGAGGTGATACACATTGTTTCACCACTAAATACCCCAACGCCGTTAGCTACTTCAATTCCTCCACCATTGTCTGTCCAATACTCATACCCATTACGAAAATCTGAGTTTTGAATGTAGTTATAAGCTCCTTTTTGAGTGAATTTAAACTCTACATCATTAACCGTTTGAGTGATCGTTGACTCTAATCCACTAACTTTTTCACCGTATTCATTTTTATCAACGAACCACTGTCCAACTGTCAATTTAATATTATCAGGTTCTAATTTAATTTCTGATGATTGAATACGCCCCTCATGATCTTCAATACGACTCTCTAAATTACTTCCGTCTTTTAAAACCCAATCACTTTCCTCAACATTAATTCGTTTAGCTTGAATTTTACCCTCAGTATCAGCCCAAAATACTTTTTCATCTTCTGAAAATACACCGTTACCATTTAGATCATTATAAATACAAATACCAGTTTCATTATCAATTAAGACGCGTGTTTTTGCATCTTCACGATCCATTTGTAGTTGACCGTCAAGGATTTGAATACCATATTTATCTCTTTCATATTGACCGATACGAACTACATCTTTATATTCGGGATCGTCTGAATTAGGATCAGATACATCTTTTTGCACAATCATTCCCGTACTGTCATTAAAGATAACGCTATGAGCGAATTTTTTATTTTTTTGTACGGCTACTTGATCTAAGTTAGATTGATCGATAATGACATTCGTTAAGACGTTTGTTTCACCTGAGAACGTATAGTAATTTGAAATGGTTACAGATTTATTAATCTTATCGTTTTCACTATAACTAATCTCTGTTACACGTCCAACTACATCTAACCCTAACTCTGTATCGACAATTCTAATTTTATGTCCTACGGCTAATTCAGGTTTACCCTTAATTTCAATGTCCTTAATACTTACTTCATAAGAAATAACAGGCATCGCTACGGATTCTAGTTGCTTTTTAGCGAAATCATATAAGTCATTCACATCGACGTATAAATCATCTTTCACTTTGTCAACTTTTAAGAATTTATTGATACAATCCGCATAAGAATAACCTAACTGTAAATAATAATCGAAATTATCAATGTAACTCTTACCTTTCGAATGAATCGGATATGTCACACCATTTACCGTCTTATTTTCTGTTTCAAGATCATTTAACGTAATGTCATCATATCCAAACACATATAGACGCGTAGTAATTCCCTCTGTCGAAATAGGTTTTCTCACTGAGTTTAAGTTCTTCTCATGACGATAGTACGCCTTGATTTCACCGTAATCGTCAGGTAGTAAATCAACATATTTATTTAATTTACCATTTACTAACTCGACACGGAAATATGGAATGTATTCAAACTTCTCAGCAAGGTCTAAAATAATTTGCATAGGCGTGTACCATTCATAACTAAAGCTACGTCTTTTATTATTTTCAGGAATTAACCCTAATTTCCACCCTGTCGTATGGTAATGTAATAAATCTTGCATACCAGTAATAAGATCAGTTGGCTCATTATAAGGTAATTGAAAACTTTCGATTGATGGCGAGAATCCCCATAACCCATTTACTTTCGTTCCCGATAATTCAACAGCAATATGCTTACAAGTCACTTCTTTTGTGATATTCGTTTCATGAAATGGCGTACACTCTTTAACGACATAAAAATCGTTATCGTATTCGACAATGGTTTCATTTTGAACGTAATCAAAACGTTGATCCATTGTTAATTTACCCGTTTGTTTATTGAAGAAATACTTATCAATAGTAAAAGAAAGTGTCGAGATTCCTCCCAACACTTTCGTAACTTTTGGATTAACGTTATGTAATTCAGCTAATAATTCCATATTGTAATTATATAATTTCATATTTAATCCCCCTTAGTTATACACGTATCTGAAATCAAACGTCACATTACTCAAATTAAAATTGTTAGGGGAATTTAACTGAAATACATTATCACCATCACTTGAATCGAAAATACCTAACTGATTGACGAATACATTCTTACGTCCTTGCAATGTAAAAAAGTCGCCACTGTGACCGGTGACGTTATAAACATCATTTACATAAATACATTGATTCTCACAATCGATAGTGACCGTTCCATTCGAAACATTATAATCCAACAAACAACTTTCACCCGTTGCTAGATTAGTCATTGTTAATTGATTAAATGATCCACGAATAGTAATGACTGGTCTACATTCGTCATTGTTTCCACCATGATAGATTTTAAAAGTTTGTTTCGTTCCAGTTAGATTATTATATTTATAGCAAGCATCCCCTTTTAAACCAGCTAAGTAGTAAGTCGTATCATCATAAAAATTATCAGCTGTTAATTCACTTGTCGTAAAAGTGCTATAAGCTAAATAATTTAAAGCGATAAATTGTAAATTACATACCACCATGTCGGAATAAACTTGTGGGCTAAATTCACCATAACGTTTCACATAATATTGTTTAAATGGTTCTCGTGAAAAACTAATTGGCGTAAATTCTTTAACATCTAACCATCGACTCATATCTTTGATATATTCGATTGGATCATCTGTTTCAGCTACTACACGAAACGTAATAATACGTTCCCCATAGTAACTCCCACCGTCAATAATGTACTTATTAGTAATCTCAAACGAATGATTAATGTTGGGTAAATATTGTGTTAACTGGTATCCCTCAGCATCATTCACGATATACATATTAATATCACGACTACATATACCATTGAAAGTGAAATATTCCATCTAATCACCCCCTAAATTTTATATCCCTTACTTTGTAATGCGCTAATGAAATCGTTCGCTAATCGAGCACCTGATGAATTACTATTAGCGTTAATTGAAACATTGAACGTATTTGATGTACTTCCACCCGATGTTACCATAGCTGATGATGACAATGATCTTGAACCTAACACAGCATTTAAGTTAATCATAAACTGATTTAATACACCACCTAATGAATCCGTGAAGTTTGTAGTCGCTTTTGAAAATTCATCAGCTGTTTTTTCTAGGGCGGTTTCTAAGGCTTCAATTTTTTTATTTGCTTCTTCCTGTAATTCCGTCTTACGTTGTTCGATCTCAGCTAATTTCTTTTCATATTCGCTCTGTTCTTCCATGTCTTTAAGCTGTTTCTCTTTTTCTTCTAATGCTTTTTGTAATTCGTATAAACGTTTCTTAGCCCATAACGAATCATCCTGAGATAAAGATTTCATTTCTTTCTCAATATCGCCAATTTCATTTAAAATATTTTGACGTTTTTCAGCTTCTTCTTTCTCTTTTTTAGCATCTTCTAACGCTTTCTTTTCTTCATCTAGTGCATCTAACTTAGCGTTTAATTCTTTATTGATTAACTCAATTTGCTTATCGACATATTCCTCTTGTTGTTTTAATAATTCATCATTAATGTCTTGAATAATATCAGATTTCTTTGACTCAATATCTAATAAATCAAGTTCATAATCCCAAATTTTTTCCTGTAAGTCGCGCCATTCAGAACTATTCTCATTGTAATATTTTTGTTGATCTTTCAATAAATTAATAACGTCTTTAATTTCCTTAGCCTGATTATTATATTTACCGATCATTTTATTAGCAATTTCTTCACGTTCAATCATCGACTTACTTTCATCATCAAACGCTTTTTGAAGCACCTTTAATTCATAATCTAATTTAGAAATGTCGAAATCCTCAATTTCTTTCTTTAGTTTATAAATTTCATTGTTATATGATTTCTGAGCTTCCGTTGTGCTTAAAATTTGTAATTCCACATCACGAATCATATCTTGAAGTTCGTAATATTCTTCTGAACCACGTTGCACCGTATTTAATTCCTGAGTTAGTGCGTTTTGATAATCTTTTAGCTGTTCAGTCAGAATACGTTGCTTATTAACCATTTGATTTAACAGATTAAGTGCTTCTTTATCCGTTTGACCGTAATCGATATTAGCTTTAATCTTCGCAATTTCATGCTCAGTGTCAGCAATTTTTCGTAGATTATCAGCAAACTTTTCTGAATAATCGACCTTTTCTTCTAATTCCTTTGATGAACTAGAACTGCTTGAACCTCCTGAACCGGAACTTCCTTTTGAACCACTTGATCCACCCGATCCACTTGAACTAGGTTTTTTATAACCACCACCGCCACTATTACTTACTGGTACTGATAACTGGTTAAGCGTTGCCGTAACATTACCATAATACTGTAACTGACTTTCAGCTAACGCAATATCATTCGCTAATTTAGAACTTAAATTTTTATAGTATGATGAACTTTGACTCTGACCGTCAGATAATGCTGGATCGAAACCTTTATCATATAAGCGATCATATTTTGCTTCTCCCATTGAATTAATATACTTCATGTTTGCATCGGCTTGTTGTTTTAAAACTCGCATTTCTTGAAGCGCTTGTTGAATTTTTGCTTGTGAGCTTTTAATCCATGTATTGTTATCTTTTACAATCTGAACGGTAGCTAAGTTATTTGCATTAGAGAATGAAATAATAGCGTCGGCACTTGTGAATGATGCAACAGTATTTTCGTCAAAACGTTCCTGTAATAACGATAGCGTTCCAGCGCTAATTTCACCGCAAGCTGACAACTCAATCATAGCCTGAGCTAACACACCCTCAGCTGTATTTAAGTCATAAACACCTTGAATTGCATTTTGTAATACTGAATCCGTAATGTCAATGACTTCTCCAAAACGTTCCACTTCGGGTATAACTAATTGTAATTGCCCGTTTACTTCAACTAAACTAAATCCATAGGATTCAATAAGTGCGATATTTTGCTCTAACGATACCTTAACATTAAGTAACTCAGCATCCATTTCAGCTAATACTTGTCTTTTATCGTCGATTGAAAACTTTACTCGTTCAATGTCATCCGCATATTTTGGATAATCACTCATTAACTGATTTAAGTCTTTTCGTTCTTCTTCAATCGTTTCCGCTAAACGTTGACGTGATTTTATCAAATCCTCATTCGCACTGATTTGATCGCGAATAATTCCTAACTGTTCCTCAGCTAGTTGTCTATTTACAATCTCTTGAACTTCCTCCGTAGCTTCACCATAATCCGTCATCGTCGAAATAACTTGGTTAATTTCATCCCTTAATTCGGGGAATTGTTCTTTTAAATCATTAATGTGTTTAAAAAACTCAGCTTCATTAATTTGTTGAATAGTGTTTCCATATTCGTCTAATACAGTGGTTGTTTCACTAACCGCCTGCGACATTCCATTAAATGCTACTTCACTAGCACTAATTCGTTCATCTAATTCATTTTGACGACCGATTAATTGTTCCTCTTTGCTTGTAACTTTATCTAACCATCCAAACAATTCAACTAAAGCGTAGACAGCTACACCTACTAATGGCGCAATTCCCATTAAGGACGCGCTTAATGTTCCTGTTGCTAAAGCTGTACCCGTCATAATAGCTTTCAACGCACTTAGCCCTTTACTTAATACCATAACTACCTGAGATACAGCATAAGTACCAGCTGACAACGACGCATAAATGGCAATCATTTTATAAATTTGTGGTGGAACAGCAGTTAAAACTTCAATAAAGCTAGTGAACGTATTAATCAGACTAATCATTTCATCGGATGACGCAATATGTTGATATAAAGCATTTACTGCATTTTTAAGTTGATTTGTAGATGCTTCCATCGAATCCATATACATTCCGTATTCATTAGACGCGCTACCAGCACTATTCCCAACAAGCTCCATCGTTTTCTGAACCGATTCCCAATTACTTAGGATCGCTGACGCAACGTTGGATTGACGAATACCAGCGACGGCTTCAATGATTTCCGATTTGTCCATGTCGCTTAAATAATCCCAAATCTCTGAAATCTCACCTAAAATTTCAAAAGTTGATTTTAACGCTTTAGTTCCATCCTCACCAACTTTCTCCATTGTTAAACCGTATTTTCCTAATACATCATCAATTTCAGGAATTAATTCAGCTACTTCTTCACCGTCCTCAGTAACCCCACGTAAACGCATTGAAATTGTGTTTAAGGCGTTAGCTACTTTTGGCGCATCACGCGTAACATCATAACCAGCAACTAACAATGAAATAGATTCATCTAAGCTATTGTTAGCTGTACTCATAGATGATGCGAAACGCTTAACACCCTCACCGATCGCTTGGAAGTTAATTGATGTATTATTCGCTACGTTATTGAATTTATCAACAACCGTAGTAGCACCATCGACAGTCATTTCTAATTCTTCAAAACCAGCAATCGTAGAGATCAGATAATCCGATACCGTATCCGTACTAGCAATATCCCCTACACGCGCACCGATTGTCGCAATTTCTCCTAATTCTTTAGCATCTTCAAACGCATGACCTAGACGAACGAACTCAGTTGTTGCATCAATTAAATCTGTTTGTAATACACCTAATGAATTAGCTACCCCGATTGTTTCCTGTTGGTAGGCTCTCATTTCTTCTTTCGTTAATCCAGCAACTTTACGTGTTTCCGTTAATGATTTATCAATTTCTTGATGAACACTTAACGCATTACGAACTTGCTGTAATACAGCGTAGAATTGCATATAAGTAGCGACATTCTGTTGAAGCTGACCGACTAAATTATTATTTGCCGATGCACTTTTATTTGTTTCACTCGTTACCGTGCTCATTTGTTGTCCAGTTTGTTTTAATGATGACTTTAACTGAGTGTATTGATTATTCACTTTATTAACTGAATTGTTATGATTAGTCATTGCTGTCGTTGTAAATTTTAATTGACTATTAAAATCTTTTAACTGAGTCGTACCAAACAATGATTTCATACCAGTTAGATTAAGGTCTTTAGATAAAGAATTGCCTAATGTTTGTAATTTAGCATTAGCACTAGACACAAACGAATCAATACTTTTCGTCGCACTTGATATGTCCACTAATAACTCAGATTTAATATTTGCACCAGTATATGTTTTCATAACTCCACCCCCCTTTCTATTTAATAGTAATTCCTTTTGCTTGTAAGTAAGTATTCATTCCTTTTACAGCGATTTGACTACCGTTTTGTTGGATATAATTAGCTGTATCAGTAATCATTCCTGTTTGATGATAGCTACGAAAATAAATATCTTTATACATATCTAGGATAACGGGTGTTTCCACCGCTTGACCTTTAGTTATTCCCCACGAATCAGAACCTTTCCATGATCTATGAGTACCGTAATACATCATCACATCCTTAACTCCTGTTTTACTACGAATAGTACGCATGGTTCGATCCTTATAGGAAGCTAATTGTCTTGAATCCCAATAAACAATAATTTCATATCCATTTTCGATTTTATATGAATCCTTTTTGATTGAATTTCTCAACGCATAGGTTCTTTGATAGGATGTTGGTGAACCTGAATTATATATCTTTTCATTCACATTTTCTTTCAGTTTGTTATATGTATCTTCACGTAGTTGAATAGCACCATAACGTTCCGCATTTTTATAATGTTTAACATACTGATCCATTGCGCGCTTAAATTCTGTTGTATTCTGAAACCCCTTTTTAGCCATAAAATCACCCAAAAACTTTTTGAATTGCATTATTTTCAATCATTAAACGTTCCTCATAATCACGAATGATTTCGTTTATTTCTTCCATGATTAAAGTGAGGGTGGAACGTTTTTTCTGCATTAAAAACCGCCAGTTTTCACTAGCAAATTCAACGCGAATATTTGTAAAAATTAATAAATGAATATATAACGTATAAGCGTTTAACACGTCCTGACTTAACTCTAACGTTGAAATGTGCTCTAATTGATTTCGATAAATTCTTTCGCGTGTACGATCCATTTCAAAAATAGTTACTCCACGAATTTCCTTTCTTACTTTTTCATCATGACCGATGGCATATAATAACCCTTTTGGAATATCAATCATATATTCCCCTCCTTGTTTTTGAGCATAAAAAAATAAGCCCACGACTAAAATTAATCGTGGGCTGAGATGTATTATTTTATAATTTTTCTACAAAATAATAGCAATAGTTACCTTTTGAATCTTCTAAGCAATCGAACGTAATTTGATTACTGATGTTTGCTCCTTTAGCATGAGAACGATCTAAGTTACCGTTCGGAATTGCACGTTTGATAACATAGTAAACATTTGCTACTACGTTGTTATCAAAATCATAAACGATAGAACGTAAATGAATTTCACGCGCCGTTGGGAATGAACTAGCTGAAATTGCTAAACCGTCTAATTCTGTTTTCTTAACGAAATAAACAACTTTAACTTCGTGTCCAACTAACTCTGTTCCCTCTAATTGAATTGTTTTAGTTTCGAATGTGAATGTACCTTTAACCGGTTGGTTATTTCGATCTAAGATATGTGGTGTCCCAACTAAATCTTCCTCACTAGATGGTAAGTTCTCTAATTTAATAACGCCCTTTCCACCTGATAATTCAACGATCGCTGTTTCAACAGATGCTAACGATTCAGTTAAAGGTTTAAATTTACCTCCTGTCGCCATTTCTAACATAGAGTCTGATCCGATTTCATTGGTAATTGTGAAAGATACTCCTTTAGATTTGAATAAACGTGCAAAGAATTTGTTACCAATTCCAGCGCGTAAATCTTCTGATTCAGTTGTATGACTAAATGATGTTTCAGATGTATAACCTAATACTTTAACATCAGTAATAACGCCAGCTGAATCGCGATCAACAAGAACAGCTTCAAATACGTCGTGTTGGATATAGTTATCTAATCCCATTGTATTTCCCCCTTTTCAATTAAAATGTTTTATTTTTCATTTGATCTAAGTCCACATAATTCGTTGTGTCCTTAAATTTATCTTCAAACCATTCGCTAATTTCAACTTTTCCGCTTACGTCCACAGTTTTAAATAGAACAGACATATCATGGTTTTTAATTGCACTGAACCGATGAAATAATTCATTAAATTTATATATCGTCATGTTATCAGGTTCTTGTCCTGATGCAATCCAAACTGTCGAATATCGTGAATCGAAATCAACTGAAACACCGTTTTTACTATTCATTTTCTTTTTAATACGGTCTAATCTCGCAATAACTGGATTAGGATTTTCTAACTCGACAGGCAATCCGTGAGTTAATTTAATCAGTAATAACATTTCATCGTACTGCTCCGCATCTTGAATTTTGAATAGAACATCATCGTGGAAGATAAATTTAAAGGCATTACGATATAGGTCTACGAAAATAATGAACTCAGGCGATGACACACCACTACGATTAATAATTGATAAGAAATCAAAAATATGACGTGATTCGTACATTTTCGCCAATCGTTCATCAATTTTTTCTAATAAACTTGATAATTCATGTCGCTCTAAAAATAAAATTCCACAAACTGAAAAAAATCTCTGATAATCTTTCACCTTACTTAAATACAAGGTTCCGATTGATGTTTGAACTTCTTCTTTTATAATGTTAAAACGGTATTTAGTTTTTAATTCGTTAGTTGATAGTCGCATGATTTACACCTACAACCAGTGATAACGCTGAGAATTTTTGAGTATTCTTAACGATCCCCATATCAAAATCATAAAATTTAATTTCACCGATACCAGTTAGCCTTTCACCATCTAGTGTTTGAGCCATTTCGTGTGCAATCATCATAGCACGTTGTTTTGTACCGTGATCGCATAAAAAATATTGGTTCGGAACAACAATGTCAAAGACATATAGCGTCATATTCGTTGGCGTTTGAAACATTTCAGCACTAGGTCTTAGCGGATAAGCAAAGATATAAACACGTTCCTCAATCACCACTTCGTCACTTGATGGCTGTAAATTAAATAGTCCATTGTATAATCCTGTGTCTGAAATTAAATTAGCTTTTAATTCGAAAATAGATTTATTACTAGCTAATGGCGTTTCAACCATCAAACGAGCATATTTTAAAAATTTTTCATTTGTACCTAATATATGAATCATCTTCATCAGACTATTATTTATTGCTAGGAAATCTATTTTATATTTCGCTGTCATCTATTTCACCTCTAATCGAAATTAACTGATTTGATTAGAATTTCACGTCGATAATTATATGGTGTAGATAACGCACTGAGATATACTGTTCCCTCAGTTAAGCCCTCAACAATCACGTAATTTGAACCAACTTCACGAATAATTGCATTTTCATTCGATAGTTCAAATAATGCTGGATTGATTGTTTCAAATTTAGCCGTTGAACCAACATAAATATAATCATTCCCTACAATACCATCCGAATAAATTGATTCAGCTAACTCATTTTCAATGTCATCTGATGCACGACTTGTAGTTTCTTTACCAGTAATCATAATTAAGTTAGGTTGTGTAATGCGGTCAATATAAGTAATATCAAATATTTCACCTTTAACAATGATACGTGTTCCACGAACAATATCACGGGTATCATCATTATCTGCAACATAAAATTGCATTAAACCATCGGGTACAATCATTCGAGCTAAGTGATTTGTCCCCTCAGTATAGAATACCTTATTATACATACTAGCTGGAACTTCAACAATGCTACCTTTTTTATTTGTAAATTTTATTTTACCGTTACACTGTTTCAAACGGTGATGATTATGAGAATTATCGACATTCGTTTCTTCCGAAACCACTAACCAATCAAACTTTTTCCATTTTAACACTTCACCGATTTTCAATTCATCTTTTAATCGCGTTAAAATAAACTTATCGTCATTTAATTCGACACCTTGTTTAACGTCCAATATGATACAATCCATATATTCTTCATTCTCACGTTGAACCTGAGTCGCACTAGCGCTGTCTAGTAACATATGTTCAAACTCATTTGTAACATCAAAACTATATTCTGCTGTTGTATTTAAAAACGGATATAATTCTTTTTGCCTATTAATTAATATTTCAAAATCCATATTACTCACCATTCGATCCGACTTTTCGTTTCTTCATATGGTTCTTTAACGTGTAATTGTATTTCATACGCTTAATTCGTTTGTAAATACTTGCATCTAAATTCATTAATTCTTTCAGATGATTAGCTGGACTATAAATTTGATAATCACGGTTCCCTAATTGCTGACGTAATTTACGTTCATCTTCTAATTGACGACGAACCCAAAATAAGTGCATCAGGTTAGCTAACATAAACCTTTCCTCATAGGTTAATTCATTTAAGAAGCATTTATTTTCTAAATCGAATGTTAAATCAATAATGGAATTATCAAAATCGATAACCGCTTGTAATAACGCTGTTTCTAAAAGCATTTCTTGATTTTCGAGTGATAAAGTTTTTAAAAATCGTTCATCTAGGATTTGATTTAAAAAGATTTCATAAATAGAAATGAAAGGAGTAGTCATGACAACTACCCCTAGATTTGATCCACGATTGGAATATTTGTAATACGTTCTACTGTACGAATAACTTCCATTCGATAATCTTTTCCTTGATCCATTAAATAATGAGCGACTTCAACTTGTAATGTTCTAGGAGCTTTAGCTAATCTTTCAGTCATTTCGTGTAATGGTAGATTTAAAACTTTGTCGATGTCTTTAATCTCAAATAGATTTTCATAATCTAATGCTAATTTTTGACGAACTTCCTCAGATTGAATATAAACAGAACCACTTGCCAACATTTGAGGGCAAGTGTTGTTTAATTTTTCTAAATCTGAGAATGTAACATCTTGAAATCCTTTCGGTAATAAGCGCACCCAATTTCCAACTGTATTTAAAAAGCTAACACCGCCAGTCGTGTTATTGTAAACACGAACGATAGTGTCAGCTTTAATTACAGCTTTTTTAGGTTTAGCTTTCATTTCAGTTTTTACTTCTTTAACTTCTGATTGAGCTTTTGTTGCCATGAGATTTCCCCTTTCAATTTTTATTATTATGCGAAATTAGTGTTTTTGTAGATTGTCATGAAGTGAGTTTGTAATACAGCAACACCTAAACGTTGTGCCATATCGAAATCTACTGTCCAGTCATCGTTACCAGCTTTTTCGCGAACAATAGCGTCACCCTCGAATCCAACTTTAACGATGTTTTCTTTTCCTGTTGGGATAACGAATAAGTATGAGTCATCGTATGCGAATGTTGCATTAGTAACATCAGCAACAGGGTTTTTAATTTCATAAACTTTAGCACCTTTGTAAGTACCAACAAATCCACGATCACGTAAATCAGCTTTATCTTGATCTGTAATTAAGCTTGAATCTAATGGTAATTCAGCTAATCCGCGACGAGTACCGAAAATTACAGGCGTTCCGTAAGATGAAACGATTTGTAAGTGACGGTTTAATACAGCTTCATCAACCCCAGCTCCCTCATGTTTGTTAGCTGATGGTAAAGTTGAATATACGTCTAAGAATGTACGGTAGATTAAAGCGTTGATTTCATCAGCGATAGCTTCGATACAAGCATCAACTAATTCAACCCAGTTAACAGCGTTAATACGTAAATTCATTTCTTCTTCATAAACTTTTGCTTGGATGTTGCTTGCTTCGATTGTCACGTAAGCATGATCCATACGGTTACGTTTAACAGTCGCACCTAACGCAACAGCGTAAGCCTTAATTTGTTTAGATTTAACTTTGAAGCGCATTGTTTCGCCCCATTTGAAATGTTTAACCTCAGCGAATTGAATGAACTCGTTAACTTTTTGTGGTAATACTTCTGTTAATGTTGCTTCAATGATAGCGAACATTTTGTTTTTATTTGAACGGTAGTCTTTACCTAACTCAGTTAAAATTTCTTCCATCGTTTCACGACGTTCTTCTGCTGAATAATCTTTATGAGTAGAAATACCTTTATAAGCATCGATCGCACAAGCGAATACTTGCTCTTTTGTAAATTCTTTATAGAAATTCATTATTTTTCCCCCTTTTCAATTAGAATAATTAACCCATGTAACGTACTTCTAAAACTAATGTAGTTCCAACGTATTGTTTATCAACTGCTACGAATGGTCCCTCACCAGCTGTCAATTTACCCTCAGCACCAACAGTTAATTTTGTACCAATCTCAACAGATGCTACACCACCAACAACCGCGTCAGTTCCGAAAATATCACCAACTAATAACTTAGCAACGCGAACTTTTTTACCTCTTGGATTGAAGAACTCAGTTAATGATTCACCGTTGTAGCGAGTGTGCTCAGGTGTAGTTACCACGAATAATTCTTTAGTTACAGCAGACGCGTAAGAAACTTCTTTTTTACCGAAGTCTACGTTTACTAAACGTCCATTGTCTAAATCTGTCTTAGCAGTACCCTCAACGTATAAGAAAGCATCATTATTTGTTGAAGCCATGCTAGAAGTTAAAACGATAGAATGTGCCATTTTATTTCCCCCTTTTTATAATGCTAATTTTTTCTTTTTACTAGCTTTGTAATTAATATCCTCTCTAGGCGTAAGAATCACACTAGCTTGTTGTTTATCTTTAAGCGCTTGTAAGTCTTTTTGTTTAGCAACAACCGCTTTTGATAGCTTAAATTCAATTTGCATTAAATCTGTTTCATCTACATCATTTAACGCTAAATCAATTTCCGTTTCCGATAATAACTCGGAATATTCCGAAATTAAATCTTGTTTTTTTGCAAATAATTGTTCCTTTTCAACCTCAGCTTTATATGCTTCTAATTCAGCAATCTGAGATTTTAATTCTGAAACTTCATTTTGCATAGCTTCAAATTCTACAACTGACATGAATTTGTACTCACTGAAATTAACTTTATCAAGTTCCATCTCATAAGCATCTTTGAAATCATCCGCGATAGTACGTTCAGATACGTTAACACTCATTTCATCTAAGATTGAGAAATAACGTTTATCATTTAATTCTGATTCTAATGCTTTTAACATTTCACTGTACTCATGTTTAATTACTTTATCTTCTTTACGTGAGAATTTTACTGTGGCTTTAGCTCCAACCATTGCTGGATCAGAACCAATTAAAGTGATACCACGATAAGAATATTTGTGAATATCAAGCACGCCATCCTCAGCAAACGTATAAGCATCCGTTTCATCATGAATTTCAATTTCCATACTTAATTCAACTTCTTGATTTTCTTCAATAATTTTTTGAGCTAAGTTTGAATATTCTTTCCACACGTAACCTTTACAGCAAACGAATTGTTTACCATCGATTTCACGAATTTCATAATCATTCGTTTCAGGAATCACCCCGATAGGCTGTTCTAAGTACGTTAACATGATTTCACCATTTTCATCTTCTGAAAATTCCATGTCGTGTCCACCGAACACTAACTCACCATCTTTCTCACAAACATGAGCTAAGATAGGAATATTAGCTAATGAATCTTTTGCGTACTCAAAACTTTCTAACGAAAATCGTGAACCGTTTAAATTCTCCCCATCGTGACAAACTACAACATCTAATTCAATGAAGCGACTATCCTCTTTATTGATTACATCGTATTTTGTCTTAATTTTTTGATTTAATTCCATTTGCTCACCTCCACAATTAAACTAAAATGTTAGTTTATTGGTTTTTATATATAAATCTTTATCAACACTTTCGAAAATTTCCATCATTCGTGTATCAAAGACATATACATCATAATAATCATTTCCTTTAATTTTCTTATATCCGCGATGTTCTAATTGTTCAGATAATTCTTTTTTAGCGTAAATAAACATTATGAACGCCCCTGACTTTCTTCACCTGAGTCTGTGGTAACGTTATTTGTATCTCCGTTACTTTCATCATCAGCCGTCAATGTACTTGATGTTCGTGGTGGATCAAGTAAGTCTTTAAATCCTAACATTTTCTCATGTTGTAAAAGACTTGTGTAAGTATCCATATCTAAACCAGTCGATAATAATACTGGAATAGTTACACTTCCACCCATCGATAACATTTGTTGTGCTGACGCAAACATAGCATCACGGTTCCATGTTGTATGATCTAAAAATTGAACTTTATAAGTTAATTTTTTAGCTGTCAGCTGATTAATTTTAGTTTCAAACACATATGACGCTTGATCGTTGAAGAAATGTAAAATATTTTCTAATGTCTTATGGAATAAATCAAATCCCGATAACACATCAGCATTTCCGAACATCGCTGGGCTACCTAATGTAGATTCCATCATACGTTCTTTCAAGTAGTTTCGTTTATCGCTAGTTGATGACATTTTATTTTCTTCAAACGAATGGAAATCTAATTCATATGGTGTACGAACCACTGAAATCGATTGATCCACTGACTCAGCAATCATTTCACTAAACGATTCCACTACGTCAAGGTCAGCTAAAATATCCCCCTCGTCATCAATCGGTAATTTCATCGCAATTAATTTTAAATTATCCACTTCTAATCCATCCATTGTTAATGCGACCACACTATCTTCATCGATAAATGTCACGAAACTTCCTGTTAAGATAGGGAATCCGTTAGGACATTCTAAGACGATTGTTTTAGTATAATCTAATGGATACCAACGATCGCCACCTTTTTTAGTTGCCTTTTTATATAACACTTTAAACTCAGGTGGGAATAATGCGAATCGTTCATCATTTAACCCTTTAAAATAATCAAAGTTAAATTCAACTACGTTCACGCCATTTACTTGTGAAGCTACTCGACAGTAATCTACGTTTAAATGTTGTAAGTAATAATTTTTACCGACTGAGCGTTCATATCCAACATATAAACCTAATAAAGCCCAGCTAGAAATGATTTCACGTAAATATCGTTTATTCATGATTCCACGTCGGTACTGACGCACTTTTTCCTCATTTTTAGAAACTACTTCCTCAGTAACGCCATCTGACATTAAAGGAACAACTAAATAGTTTAATAATGATCCCCCAACGAGATTTAATAACGACATACGATAATACGAATTAGACAAAAATAAAAAGGAACTAAATTCCCTTAATGTCGCTTTATCGTCATTTTCGATTGCCGTTAAAATATCTTCTTTTGTATAACGACCATCACCGAACGCTGAATGTCGGTTAGCTAAATCATAAAGCGATTGATAACCTTTATTTGATCGTTTGAGGGCGAATGAAAATTGTTTTGGATCAACTTTAGCTTTTGCCATATTTTCTCCCCTTTTCAATGTAAATTAAAAAAAGGAACCTCGTAATTGAGATTCCTTTATCATACACAAGATAAATTATCAAAATCTTCTTTCCACATGAACATCCCCTAATTGTCTGCGAAAGAATAAGTACCCACAATTATATTTTACCATTTTTTTCTAAAATAATCAATCATTATCGACGTTTCCCACCGAAAACTTTACAAAAGTCTTTCATTTCAGACTTCTTACCTTTACGATAATATTGTTGTTCTAAAACGCGCGATAAATAATTAGCCATACCGAATGATACATAGCGGTCTTTACGTCGGTGTGATTTCTCGAATAATCGAATAAAACCACTTCGTAACTCATACTCTAAATTTAGCATTTCGTTAACTAACATTTCCGTTTCAACGAATGGTGATAACATTTCCTGTTTTACCATTACATCTTTTGTATCATATCCGTAATGAGCATTTAAAAAGTCGATAGCCTGATTTGATGGTGTTAAGAGTTCCATTCGTCCACGTTGAAGCGTATCTCGTAACCAGTTCGCCATATTATGATTTCGTTCACTTGTTCCATTATAAGCAAATATAACAGGAACGGCATCTTTAGGCGCACGTTTCTTAAATTCTTCATCGTTATAAGCGGACCACGCTGGATACTCCTTGTCTAGTTCTTCATCGTAAGTCACTTTAATTAATTGATCGTAGACTGAAATCGAGTTTCCTCGAACGTCAAGTGCGATATAATCAATTTCGTGCTCATAGAAATAACGTTTCATTAACTTAGCCTGTTCTGTTGATGTTAACCCTGAGAAAGTTTTAATATCAACTAATTGTCGCCTAAAACTTGAACCCTCCGGTAACACACGTAAATACGTTAAAGCTGAGTTATCGTTATCATCTTTTTTATTACGATCACCTAATAAGGCTACGTCATATCCCATGATACGAATTTCATTTTTACCTTTTTTTGTTTTCCCTTTACGTGTCGCTCCGATTTTATCCAGCAATTCCACTGAGTATGTTGGCTTTTGTAAATTGCGGTTCTTTTTGATATCGTCGTAAGCAAAGAACGCATTTTCTGAAAGTCCGTAGAATAAATTCTCAAACTCCATATGCCAGTCTATTTCAGTAAATGTTGCTTCATTTCGAATCGACTCAATACGTTTTTCAGTTAACATATTTTCACGTAAAGATGTTTTATAGCTCAATCCAGCGACAAATACATCGCCTGACATATCTTGATCGTACATTCGCTTAACGAAATCCATGAAACGATCAAACATCGGGTGAGCCTTAAAGTAAGCTGATGAAATAAATATCTCTTTATTTTCTTCCTCAAACTCTTTTAATCGACATTTATATTCAGGTTTCTCACGGAATCCAGCCATGCGAACATAGTTTAAGAAAGGTTTAATAACACGGTTAATTACATCGTCAGGAATTAATCGGAACTCGTCATAAATGATTAAGTTTGCACGCATACCACGAGCACGGTCTGTCCCAGCAATAACGTCAATACGTGATCCATTATGGAATAGAATAGAACAGTCATCAATACCGGTATTAATCTTTTTAATTTCTCTAAATAGATTATCATTATCGTACTGCTGACATAATTTCCTAATTTCCGTATTGATCGTCTGAGTAATAATTAACGATGCCTGTATTTTACTACCCGCAACAATAACGACACGGGTATTAGGATATAACACACACCGCGCACATGAATATAGTCCCGACAAGAACGATTTACCTAAACCACGCGATGCAACTAGCATGAACAACGGGTATTGATCCATTAAATGTAATACAATTTTTTGGAACGTCTTTAATTTAAAGCCAAAATAGTCCTCAATAAAGATTTCAATGTTAGCTCTAAAGAAAGCTACCCACACCATCATACTTTCTAGTTTTTCCTGTGATTTATTAGTGCTTGCTTGAACGTTCTTCCGTCTATGCCATACCTGAGATAATCCATCCATTATTCGTCATTCAACCCTAACATTTTAGCTAAATGTCCGAACTCGGATTTGATGTATTTTTTAATCCCATTAACATCCTTAAATTCGTCACGAGGTTCAGCAATCGGCTTTTCATTCTCATATTTGAGAATAGCCACCCCTAACGAGTTTACGGTATTTTTTAATAAAGATTGCTGTGACGGTTTCAAGTTGGCTGAACCTAATAAATCTTGTAACTGTTTAATCAGTTTATCGTTGTAAATCCCCGTAGCCTGAGCGCGACGGATTAATAATTGAGTGATACAAATTTGTTTGAATAAAATTTCTTGCGAATAATCATTTTTTTCGTACTCGAAACACATACGCTCATATTCTTCATCAAGATAGCGATATTCTGCAAATGAATAACCCTCACCCCAAAACATCATCCATTCCGTATCTTGTTCAGCTGTAACATTCTTCACGTCTAACATATCATCAGTCGTTGGGAATGTACTATCTTTCCACGCATTATTTGTTCCTGTACTTTTTAATGTGTAATGTCGCATATAAGCACCAATGCTAGTCGCGTTCATAAACGCATCATGATTATATGCAATATCTAGGAATTGAAATAGTTCCATTGCTTTAACTCTAGCACGATCCTTATTAACCGATGACATATCACCGATATATTGCTCCATACACTCTTTGCAAATATGCAATTTCTTTTGTTTATTGAAATTCTTACCAACGTTAGCGTAAAAGAAATCTTCTGATCGTAAGCCCGAACTCTTTTTACATTTCGTTGCTAGTTCCATCAAACATTGAATTTTTTCTGCCACTTATTTCACTCCTTTAGCAACAAATCAAGTGATAAGTCGCTAAAGGCATTACCGTTTATATTTTTAGTTTGGAATATTTTTTAATTTATTTCACTGAAATATTCCACAATCCGAATACAAGCACGTTCAAATAAATATCTATCTTTACGCTCATGTAATGGATCAGAATAGTAGATTACACGATTAATTACCGCCTTTTGTTTTGAGCTGAACTTAACGTTGCTAATTGCGGATAAAATATCATTCTTTACCGCGAAAAATATATGTGCTGGTTTTTGATCGGCAATCATACATATCTCTTGAAAATTTTTTAAAATAATTTTAATTAAACGAATATCTGTATAATCAATATCACAGTGATCCAATGGTCCTGAAACGCCAGCTAGTAAGTGAGGGTGGATGTTAATATCTTTTTTATATAATTTGATCGTTTCAGCAATATCGGCTTGTAATTCATCATAAACAGATTTAGCAGATGAAGTGGAATTAATTTCGTTTAATTTTGCGGTTAGGTAAGGATTTCTTACACGCATATCAAATATTGAATTAAACTGAGTAACATCACCAGCTTTAGCGTCTAAGTAATCAATGAGCTGATAGTAATGAATAGTTTCGGGATAGTGTTCCATTTTTTCATTCTTATTCATTCGCGCGTCTTTAGTTTTAATATTAACGCCTGTTTCGCGATGCTTAACTAATCGTTCGTTAGGGATTTTTTTAACGTGTCGAACAGTAGATTTTAACTTCTGTTCTTTTTCGTAGGGATGAACTAAATATGCGCCCATCTGATTGAGGGTGAAACGATTAATTTCATATTCATCACTTTCAATACAGTCATTAATATATTTTTTACGTTCATCGACGGTTGATAATGAATAATCGGGCTTCCATTTCCGTTTTATGGTGTTACCTCCCGTCAGCTCATACATTAATTATAGCACCAGTTAGGCGCTTACCCGAACAAACAGGGGGAACTTTAACGGAAGTTAATTGTGTGAAATTAATGGTAAAAATGTGTAAATTTTGTAAAAAGTGTTAAAAAGGGGGTTGACAAATAAAGTGTTATGTGTCAAAATAATATTTAAGTAAGTATATAGAATTGGCTAGGTCCAGTACGGTAACTAGGTACATATATTATATATAGTATATAAATAAGTATTAATAATATATAAATAATATCCTTATATTTTCTTTCTTTTTTTATACACTTTTTTTCTTTCTTTTAAATTTTGAATTTACAATTTATGGTGAAAAATGGTATTATAGTTTTGTCGATAGCAGACACAACAATTTCAAAACGAAAACAAACCAAAATTAAATTTTCACATTCATCCGTTTTCGGTATTAGAACAATAACTTCATAAAAAAGAACAGTAAACTCTAAAATAATCTTTCCATACACTGTTCTTTTTTTATATATTTTTTACTTTCTTGTTCGGGTGAGTATTTATCACATGATAAAATATTACTTGGGTGGGGAAGTAATTCAATGAGAAACATAGTATATGATCGACGTGGGTATATCATTGTCGATACGGGTAGTGACTTAGTGGTTGTGAATACTTTGGGGGAATATTCCAATCACGCACATTTCAAGCGACGTACAGATCGTTACGGAAATGTTAATTTACACAATGCTAAAATGTGTATTCACCTCGCATTAGAACAAATTTATCCAAAAAATCATTTAATGCGTAAAGCTGTGTTACGTGTGAGCACCGACGAAGAATTTAAGGCATGGATCATTCGTCGTGCTAAGAGCCATGCACACTATCACTAACATGATATAATTATCATGAGGTGATTAATGTGACCTACTTTGACCGTAGAAAAGTTTTTGTGTATATTGTGGTAACGTTATTGATTGTTGAAGCAATATTTCAAGGTACGATAAAAATGGATGTTCTACTCGGATTAATCTTATTGAATATCGTATATGAATTAATATTGATTAACGATTATTTACGAAATCACAAATAAGTTCGTTCATTTTTCAGTATTATTAAAACAACTCCTTTGAAAAAACAATTTTTTACGATTAGTCAACGCAAGTTGAACTTTCTTTTTTGTTTAATTTATCTCTAAACACCTTAACGTCCAGTGAGGTGTTTTTTGTGCTTTTATTAAAAGTTATTCGTAACGGATATAATCAAATAAATAATGTGGCTGAACTTTATCTTTAGCTAAAAAAGCTATAATTGAACCAGCGTGTTTCATATTAATATTTTTGTTATAAAATTCATAGCCGTTATTTTTACATAAATCTTCTATATATTTAATTTGTTTTGCGGTTGCTTCATAATTTATCATATCATTTAGTTTTACTCTATTTTTCTTCTTATTCATGGTATACAATTCACCTTTATATTTCTTATTTTATCCACACGTAACGAAGTTACAGTGTTGTGATTGGATTCCTGTCCCTGAAACTCGCTAAAGTTTCAAAATCGTGTCGTGATTTGGAAACCTCACTCTCAGAAGATCATCGTCCAGTCCATAATCTCATAAAAATAATAAAACAACCCGTAGGTTGTTCGTTATAACTTGTAAGCTCTGCAACGTTACTCGCTATCTTATATTTACTTTGAGTGAGTAGCCCGTGCATAAGCACACTGGATTACCCCTCCCCTACCGTTTCCAGTATGGTCGTAATCACCATGTGAAGTCAGGGCTTTACAACTGGATGATCTATTGAGTTTGAAAGGTCAAAAGCGAAGCATAAACACCTTAGCCCCTACACTTACTTTATTTTCGTGACAGTTACAAGGCTAAGTAAAACCTCAATCCAACTTTATCTAACTACTATCTGCCGATTAGTTAGCATTAACCAAAATCTTACTGTTTACAAAATGGATCATCCGTTGTAAGATAATGATGTGGTATATTTTTATGTGGTTAAACCCCAGCTTTCTGATTGGCGTTAGCAGGCTGGGGTTTTTTCGTATTTAAACGAATAATTAACTTATCCACATCATATCATAAATAATTACAACATTCAATATTTTTCGACATAGATAAAAAATAGTGCTTTTATTGAGTCTATTCGCATAGAATATATTAACTATATAAAGGGGTTGATATTATGACGATTTGGAATCAAATTAAAAATGGATTTAATAAAGCTGTATATGGCGAACTGACTAAAGAAGATTATTGGGAATATTACAAGCGTGAAAATCCTTTACCTAAAGTTGATGCGATTGAACTTTTAAATGATCTTAATGAATTATTAGAGTATCGACGACAAGCGACAGTTAATGCAATGGAAAGTGATATAATCGAATCAGATGAAGTTATTGAGAAAGATTATTCACTAGACGATGATTTTGTAAAGGGGATTGAGCTATTGTGAAGAATAAAGTTATTTTATTAGTAAGCACATTTATTGTAATTGTTTCATCAATTCTAACCGCATACTATTTAATTCAGCACGATCAAAAAATAAAACTTCAAAAATATCAGAATGAAGTTGCCGAAACTATTTCTCAACAACAGGAAGAAGCTGTTATTAATAACTTTAAAGATTATTACACAATGTTAGATAAAAATATTACTCAATTAATTACTGAGTTCCTAGATAATAAAAATACTATCCTAGTCGCTAAATTAGAGAGTAATACTGGCGTTCCAGTTGGAATACTTGATTATTTTACTAAATGGTCTAACTATAAAGAAACTTACATCGAATATTTAAACGATGATGAAAATATACCTGACGGTGATAAATATAATGTCATCAAACAAAATATCATTGATGTGTTAGACGATGTAGATAAATACATTTCCTTTATCTATGCCTTTTACGAAAATGAGGGTGGTGCTGACCTTGCATTTACTATAAATGATATTGGTGACGATTTACTTCAAAAACTAACCGCAATAGACCTTATGTTTCAAAAAATTAGCTCCGAGAAATAGGGGCTTTTTTTTATTTTATGTTATAATTAATATAAACAGGAAATGAGGGATAAAATATGCAAAAAATATATTGTTGTGTAATTGAAAGAGCCTACGCGGAACGAGTGTTAAAAGAACACCCTGATGATGTTGAACGATTATTTAAACTATTCGATAAAGCTCCAGCACCGATTAGCGTGATCCATGAAACTTCAAAAGATGATATTGAAAAATTAGGATATTGTATGGGGTTAGCGTTAAACACAAAAGAGCTTCAAAATTCACCTGATTGTTTTGTTTTTGCTACATCAGGTAACGTCTATCACCATTCATATAAAGATAAACCTGAAACTACATCAGTGGTTATTACAATGGATAAGAATGAGGATAAAGACTATTATACTCGTATATTAGAACATATCTTAGACGTTATCGATGCTGAATACGATAAGGAATATGAAGTAACTATGCAAATTCGAGGAATTAAAGATGAAAAATAATATTATCAGCTTAGAAGAATTTAAAATGAAATCCGCTATGCGTAAATTAGGTTATCGCGAGGACTTTGATCCAAACAATCGCATTATTAAACAAGACTATTTTGAATTAGGTGATAGACGATATTTCATGTCTACTGTCGATTTAGGAATAGATCACTCGTTCTTTAGCGATAAACCTATTTATTGGGAAACCATGATTTTCGATCATACGAATGGTGAGAATTTCGGTGACTTGTATCAGGAGCGTTATAGTAGCTTAGAGGATGCTATCGCTAACCATGAACGTATTCTAACGTTAGTGAATGAGGGGAACTTTAACACGATTAAAGAGCTAGGTGACGCGTGTAGAGGTTTTTATAATTTAGAACGATAGAGGGGTTATAATGGATAAGGAATGGGATACAATGGGGTTATGTAAATGTAAGAACTTAGAATGTCCTAAACGTGATATTTGTTATCGTTTCAAGAAAAAGGATCATCCTAACTGGCAATCGTACACTATTTTTAAGTGTCCGACTGAGCACGAATGGAGATACTTCATTAAATTGAAAAAAGGAGATGTTTTATAATGGAGGAAATGAAAGTGAAAATAATAGAAATGTTAACGGAATTGAGTGAGGAAATGTCAACAGAAGATTTTGAAAAATTATGCAAACAAATTGAACAGTTAGCACATGAAACTGAATAGAAACCATAATAAAAAGCACTCTAGTCGTAATTGAGTGCTTTTTATATTTTGAATTACCTTTAAATGCTTGCGCGTCATTTAAAGAATTTGATTGTATTTATCATAACAGTATAAGAGTTTAGAAAGTTATACATTATATGTGATAGGAATAATGTATAAGGTATTAGAAAAAAACGAATAGATATGTATTAATTTTTAGTGAATGTATTATTAATTTAAAAATGTAGTTTGAGGTAAAGAGAATATTTACTTAAATATTCAGTGTTATCAATATTAAATTTAATTGCACAAAGTAGATATGGTTTAGAGTAATTGCCATCTAACCAGCCATACGGATCAGAACGCGGTAAATTAAATCAACCCGACAAACCTTTACAATGGATTTTATCGAAGTTTATTCTTTAGACTTTAAAGTTTGATTTTAGAAGAAATTTTACGTTTAATGTTTGAAATTTAAGCACATTGAAATTTGAACTTTCCAACAATTTTCTGACTATAAAATTATATTTGTATGAGCTTATAGTCTGTTTGGTCTATTTACCAACATCATTATATAAATCGCTTCATTGTCCCTATAACAACAGCTATTATTTTCTTGTGGTGATTTATTTTATTTACATCTGTAAACCACCAAAATATCAGATGGATTTAATATTCGTTCTTTTCGGTTAAATAGCAATCAATATTAATCTAACTCAATGAATGTTGTTGCGTTAGAAGTTGACAATACAAAATCTACTTCATGATTAAATTGTTCAATCGAATCAGTTAATTCTTTAATTGTTTGTTCTAAATTTAATGGATCAATAACTTCCCATTTACGCATTTCATGTTGAAGATCAGTATACTTTTTAATTTGTTCTACGTTCCAGTTTTCTTCACGTTGATTTTGGCGATCAATCTCAGCGATAACTTCACGTTCTACACGATTATTAGCTGTTTCAACTTCTTCAACACAATTAGCGAATTGATAACGTAATTTGCGTAATAAAGCGTCCTCATAGCTAATTGATGATTTACGCTCAATAGCTTCTGCTACCGTGTATTCTGTTCCCCCGATGATTACTTTTGTTGTCGCATTAGAAGCAACGATTTTTGATTTGATCGCTGAACGACGTTCAATTAATGCACGTACAGAATCTAAATCCGCTTTAGCGCGTTCATTAAATTCTTTGACCGATGTACGAGTTTGTGACACTTTTGATTCAACTAATTTCTTAGTTCCGATAAAACGTCCTGAATTAATTGCACGTTCAATACGACTATCTAATAATTTTAATTCCGATAATGCTTGATGTATACTCATTTTCATCCTAGATTTCCCCTTTAATCGACTAATTACCTACTATTTTATAATTTCACTAATTAAAAGTAAATACTTTTTTACAATTCTTTTTCAAACTTTTCAATGTCACGATCAATCATTTGAATTAAACGGCTTAAATCACTCATAGAAACAATCACTTCTTCAAATTCAGACGTTGACGTTAAACCATTGTCGCGTAGTTCTTTAACCTTTAATTCACGTTCATGAAACTCAGCTATTACGTCATTTCGTAGCTGATGTAAGTTTTCAATAGCATCGATTTTTAATTCTTTACTTTCAATCTTATCGTATCGATGGAAATTGAAGAATCCTAACAATGCGAATCCGATTATGAAGAATAAATTAATTTTTGAGAAATGAATCATGTTAATGATAGAAACAACAAGCATCAATAAATTACAAGTGTGTAACCACTTACATGATTTATATTGTCTAGCCATCGCAAACGGTCTAGGGGCATTTTCATTTTCCATGATCGAAAAAGCATATAACAAAATATCTAAGTTATATAACCCTAAAATCTCTATCTGTAATAACAGGAACGCTCTAAATGCTTTATCGATTTGACCGATACAGCTCAATGTGATAATCGAAATAACCCCTACAACGAAACTGAGTACATACAACCACTTGAATTTTGTTTTACTTAAAAAACGTCGAATAATTTTAATTAATTTCATCTTCTTTCTCCCAACCAAAAATAGTAATTGTAATATTTTAAAAAATATGGTATTATTTTCTTGTATCAGTATCCCTGTAAATTATTGGTACATATTCTCTCAATAACTTTTATAATTAGTTCTAAACAATCCTTTTTTTCCAAAAGATCGGTGTATAGCCGGTCTTTTTTTGTTATTTAGGACTTTAAACTAACACGGGATAGTAGAAGTAGTTCACCACCTTTCAAAGATAATACTACCATAAATTATATATTAATACTCAAATTGTAGAGTATCATCATACATCCAGTTTAAAACAGAACTGAATGGGGAATTAGGATTAGGGTTAATTAATTCCACATCACTTACGTCAGCATTATCGCTCATACCGATTTCAGCTTTATATTCATTTATCCAGTCGTGGTAATAGTCTGCTGGTACTGATTTAGGGTTCATTAAATTTTCTTCATACTGTTTTACCATTTTGTCAATTTCTGTTGTCGGGAAGCCTGTAAATTCTAATTCGCGTCTGAAATCATTTAGTTGTTGTTCAATATAGTTTTTTCGTTTTTCTTCTTTACGTTTTTGTTTTTTTGCTTTAGATTTTTGATTTTTGATTAAGTTTTTACAAATTCCGTATAAATAACCACCGATATTAGAGATTGTTTTCTCATTTTTGGCAAGTTCAAAAATAGAAGTTGCTTCTTTCACAATTTCCACTGGATACATTTTATTTAAAACCTGAATAGCATTATCAATAATTTCTTGCTCATTTTCAATGATATCATTAGATACTACTAAATTATTTTTATCTTTTACCTCTTTATAACCCTTATTATATATAGGCTCATTTGTAGGCTCATTTGTAGGCTCAGACGTTGAGTTATCCACAGAATTTTCAACTTTGTTTTCCGGTCTAATCGCAAATAATTTACGATCCCAAAACGATGATTTCACCTTTAAGATCAATCCTAATTTCTCTAACTTTTTAATCCAGCGTTTGATTGTAGCTAGGCTCACACCTAACATACGTGAGAAATCATTATTTGTTTTGTCACAATATCCATATTTCTTTTCGAAGTATGAAATCTTGTACCATAATACTTTTTCTTTTTTTACTTGTTTATTTAATTCGTAATCTAATTGTAATTTTTCCATAATAAAAAGAACCTCCATCCTGTTAATTTCTAACGCGAAAAAGGCTCTTTACAAAATTCGACAAAAATTTACATAATTTAGTAAGAATAAAAGTATTGCTTTTTACTTATTATAATATTATAATAAATACATAAATAAAAAGCAAATGACTTTTCCTCGTCAGAAGATTCATTTTGATTTTTATTTTAATTTTTTCATAATATAACTGGAGCGTAATTGAGTGTTTCTCGTTAGAGTTTCGGTTTAATTTTTATTTTAATATTTATTTTAATTCATTTATACAAAAAGCGATTGAACCTATTTGAGTTTGATTGCTGAGTAACAATCCCTATTTAAGACTTCGAACAAACTAACAATCTCGCCGTCTGCCAAAACTTTGAGTGTGAATTTGTAAGGAGTCTTTTTCACGTTGTAATTTTATAGTATCAGATAATTTTACAATATTCAATGTTTTTTATCCACAATTGTAAAATTTTCGATTAATATGTCGATTTATACCGCCATTTCGTTATGAGATGGCTTTTTTTATTGTTAGATCAGATTCAATTTTTATACATCTGAATAGAAAAAAAGGACTATAAAATTATAGTCCTTTTTATTTTTGATCTGTATATTTTGTATCAGCTTGGGAAGATTTTTGGAAGATTAAGTATTCACCTAACAGATCAACAAGTATTATTCGTTTCAAGTATATCCAATATGTAATATTTTGTCAACATATGGCTATAAAATTTCACTACCGATAATAAAATCATAATCGTCATCATGTTCACATTCGAGTACAGATAAATCGCTCATTTCTAAGTCGTAAATGATTTTATAGCAATCACTCTTATTCATTAAATTAGGTCTAATATCCCAACCTCGATCGTAGTTCATAACCCAATCTTGATCTTCAACAACGAATAGTTTACTGACTTTACCCTCCCACTTACCATCTTCATTTCGGTGCATGGGAATACCATACTTAGACGGTTCCTCAAATACTTTAGCTTCAAACTCATAATTTTTATACGTTCCTCTATACCAGTTACCACCTACATATTTAATATTTACATCATCCATACATATCACCCTTAATATTAGTCTTAATACATCATATGTACGACTAGGGGAAATAGTACCTAAAAATAAAAAAAGGTTCAAGTGTTACCAGCACTCAAACCCTTTTCCGACAAGTATGAAGATATGATTTAAAAAGTACGACACCTATTATAGCACAATAGGAATTATTTGTCATTATTATTTTCTACGTTCAAAATCTCTACCGATATAGAACATATTTCCTGAAAGTAACAACAATATAACTATGTTAATCCAGTCTAATCCATCTATTCGTAATGAAATTATAAAAGCAACGTTTGCTAATATCAACGCATAATCGCTGATGATACTCAGTCGTTTTAACCAATTCATAAAATATCTCCTATAAAAGTCTAATTTTATTTCACTTCTTGAAAAACTTTCTATATTCACTTTTATACCACTTCGGCTCTTTAGCTAAATCAAATTGCACTTCTAAACTTCTTTGTAAACTTTTAGCACAACGTTCACAAATGTTGAAGTAATCTGTGAAAACAAAACTAATTCGATATATGAAATTGCAACCATCTATTTCATTTAAACAATTACTACATCGTATATGTTCACCTTTTGTCGGCTTAAATCTATCAACATACATCACAAATCATCTCCTTAAACGTTTGTAAAATTTGTATTTTATTGTATAACGTCTAAACAATGAATAAGAAAGCCGATTAAATCTGATAATTGTTGTTTTTCTAAACAAACTGATACACCAACACTATCGTCAGTTTCGTCATTCACTGTTATAAAAACCTCTTTATCCTCTTTGTATAATTGCACACTTAAAAAATCATATTCTTCTATGCAACACTTAAACTTCTTACTTTCAACCAACACTCTCACCTCATTTAACGTTTCTTCCCCACTATCTTCCGACACAATACACTGATTTGGCTATACTTATTTTGAAAATTAATTGTTTCTTCTATCGTTTCTTCTATTTTTTCTGGTTTAATTCGCCCTTCTTTAAGGGCTTGTTCAATTTGGCATTTACTAATCTTCATCCCTTAACCCCTTGCTCAATCAACTTGTCCATCACTTCTAAACAATCACCTTTGTAAATTTCATAATTATCTGTTTTAATTTTCATTAAACTCCCCCTTAAAACATCAATTTTAAATGACTCTAATCCTCTATTTCAACGATGTCAACTAAAATCCTTGGTCTTAACAGTCCTACCACTGTTAGTTGCATCGATTCAGCATTGTCACCGTACATTTCCCAAATTTCTTTCAATTTGTCCCCAATTTCTTCTTCTTCCACACAAAATTCTTTTCTAAGCATTACCATGATTATTTACCTCCTAAGTAATTTAAAACTATATTTTTAATCAACTCATTTATTAAGTACCCTGATCTAACACGGATAAGGGTTATGTAACTTTTTAGACACCCCCTACCCCTATTTTAGATCAGATAAAACATCCTCCTGAATACGAACCATAAATGTATCTAATTTAATCTTATTCGCATTAGATAATTCCTTTAAAACGTATTGTTGGGCTTTAGTAATTTCTTCAAACGGTAACAACTGATGTTCATACCATACGGCGACACACTCTGTTTTACGAACCAACCATGAAATAGGGGAATCACTAATCGGCATTAGTTCATAAATTACCTCACGCGGTAAGTTCATGTAACGAATCAAACTTTCAAGATGACTAGGACGTGCTTCTTCAATCGTTCCATCGGGATGAATTATTACCTCGCAATAGTTAATGTGATGATAGTTCTCAATAAACTCTTTCGTTCGCTGAACCAGCTTAATATTCATAAAAATAACCCCGTTTCGATTTTGATAATTTATGTGTCAATTATACCATTAAAATCCATCAAACCCGCACAAACCATTGATATTACAGCATCTTACTGATACCGATAGATAGGGTTATAAAATGCCGATAATCGTTGGTATTATCATAAATAGGAGGGTTTTAGGTGGGTGTAATTTCAGCCTAAAGATAGAGGTAAAATAGGGTTTAAAATAGGTAAATTTGTGATTTTTGGCTGATCGTTTTATAGTGGAAATGAGTAGAAAATGTGTAGTTTGGAATGAAAATAGTTAGAAATGATAGGGAAATAACATGGTTTTGAGTGGAAATAGCTCCATAATTGTGTGATTTAGGTAGAGAAAATGCTGTTTTAGGTAGGGATTTTAATATTTTAGGTCACAAAATGAATATTTGACGCTTCATGATGGATGTACTGGTATGCCTAGCTGTGATTTTCGCCGTTATTCGACTTTTTTCTACCCCCCTACAAGCCGTTAAGTGCTGTTATTATAGTAATAACGGACCTTATTTCTTATTTCGTGTCGATTACTGTCGTTTGATATTTGATTGTTATTTTTCTATTTGAATGACAATATATTTCTATTTCTATTCAAGGGGTTTTCTCGAGTG